ATTCTACTTAGAGTCCTTAGAGAATCCTTTGAGATTGTTAATAAAAAAATCCGCTGCGTCTGCGATGTCCTCTGAGGTCTCTGAAATTAGATCACAAAACTCATATACTTCCTTCCCTAGTTCTACATGTTTATGGGATAGATGCATAAGGCAAGATCTTCTACGTTCTAGTTGTTTATCTCCCACGACTACCTACCTTAAGGAATACTTTATTGGTTGTACCATAGGTGCTATAGAGTTTAGCATCCTCGATTGCCTGTCGTTCGTTCTTGAAAGGACCATATCGTTGTGGTACTTCATCAAATGACCAATACGCTCCTCTTCGTTTCGTATTGACGTCTATTATGATGTCCTTGTTGTGTACGTTGAATTGTACTCTTTGATGCGACTGAGTAGTCATGTGCTTAAGGGGGTTAGTTGATGGTAGTGATACTTAAAAACTAATATTTTGACTTCTCTCCATTTAGAGCGAGCACCTATTTGCTCCTCCTCTGTCTTCAGTTCCCTATGAATGCATAGTACTATGTAGTCATTGGTGATGAAAGTGACGTCACCTTCGTGTGCCTTACCGTTAGTATGGTCTAGATAGGTGAATCGGTCTCCAACTTGTCCTTTGAACATTTAATTCCCAAACCCATTACCCTTATTTAAGTCAGTCCTCTGATCATACAAATCACGTAGAGCACGTTTTAGATGACGTATCTCGTCTGTGTTGTATAGTTCTGGTTGTTTGAGGGCATTCTTAATACCCTTGATCTGTTTGGATAATGATCCAAGCGAAACCATAGGAGTGATCATGTTATCAGGGTTGTTAGGATTGAGTTTCATGTTGGATGCGAGAAAACAAACCTAGTGCAGTTAAGACTGGTTGTTTTCTCCTCTATTATTATAACGCATCCATATCTCTTTGTCTACCCCCTTGTGACGGTTTACTGTCTGTCTTCTTATTAATCTCTGTGTGCCACGGATGCTCGTATGTTTGATCTATCTTGGATACTGTTAGACTTGCTCCCTTGAAACTATTCATCTTCTTGATATTACCGAATGATAGTTCGATATCCTTGTCTGTCCATCCGAGATCAGATACTAGCTCCTTACGTATGAATATGTGTAATTCTCCTTCCACGTACTTAAAGTCAAAGTACTTCTGTATGTCTGGATTTAGTCCCATGGTTGTCTGTTGTCGTATTCACCCTCGGTATTTATAGACATATTACCTGACACTATCACTCTGTTATGATTACACGATTGGGGTGGAACATAGTGTATATCATGTGCATCAAACACCACCAAATTACCCTTGAGTGGCTTATGCACTGCAAGAGGTGGCATCCAAGGATGCTCAGGGTCAGGAAAGACTAACGGAGAGCAATGAGAACAGGTATCCACAAACCAAACAAAAGAAAAGTCAAACCCACTATGGTTATGAGTTTGAGCAAATTCGCCTTGTCGATATGTACATCCCCAGAGTTCTTGGACTTGATGTTTCGGGTAGAGGACATTTAAGTAGTTTTCTAGTTGAGGTATTTCTAAGTTCCAATCGGTGACAGTTGCCTTTACTGAGGTAGTATATCCCTGCTCGTCACCTATTGACGATATCTTACTTACTATTTTATCACATGGACGTAGGTAAAAGGTCTCTGTCTTAATGTAACGTTGCATTATACTGTTCCAAGAATACACTTTCCATTGTATGTGCATCTACCTCCCAAGGTTCGTGCTCATACAGTGTATCTTTATTTACCTCTGATCCCATCCAACTGTTGATGACTCTAGTTGTGTATCTCTGTTGGTGCATACCACGAAGTCTCTGCTCCACGTGACGTAGTTCGTGAAACAAAGTAACTAGATAGTGTTCGTTATTCATACGATTGTCGAGTTCTATCTCAAAGTATCGTGGACGTGACAGTTGATCAATGGAATTACAAAAACCATCTGCCTTCTCGTGCCACGTTCTCCTGTCTATAATATGGATAAACGTGTTGAAGCGATTGAGTTTACGATGTTCCATGAACCATTCGACAGCGTGACGAGCGATCCGTTTGCGATTGCGATACCCGCCAAACGTAATGTGACTAGACATAGTTCAGTTCCCCAGTGTAGAAAATAGATAAAAGATGATATGAAAATGAGTTTTTCACGTGCTGATAATTTAGTGTCCATGTTGTTGTAATAGTATTTCAAGTTTAGCATAGGTTGCACCTCTGCCTTCTGCTTTAGTGTCATTCATCATTAAACTCATTAAGTAACGTAGTTCGTTACGTGATAGTGGTGATTTGTATCCGTTAGACATAGTTATATGGTCTGGTGTGATGATTACTTCCATATTATAGCAGGTAATGGGGTCGGTACGCTATCTATTCTGTCAGTTTGTAAACTGGCATAGTCCTCGTGTAATTCACACCCAATATAGTTACGATTGTGTTTCTTGGCAACCATAGCAGTTGTACCTGTGCCCATAAATGGATCGAGAATTATATCTCCCTCCTCACTTCCTGCTAGTATGCAGGGTTCTATGAGGTCAGGTGGAAACACTGCAAAGTGTGCTCCCTTATATGGTTTATTGGTTATGCTCCAGACAGATCGTTTATTTTTTGTTGTATATGATTTTGTAAGTCCCGAATGTGGTTGGAGTCCTGTTCCTGTGTTGTGGTATTTACCATCGGTTCTGTCTCTTGTTCCCCAGTCTTGCTTGACTGGTTCTTTGATTGCTTCGTTGTCATAGTAGTATCGTTTATTCTTTGATAACAAAAATAAGTATTCGTGTGACTTGGTGCACCTGTCACGTACTGACTCTGGCATAGGATTAGGTTTATGCCATATGATATCCTGACGTAGATACCATCCATCTGCTCTCAATGCAAATGCTAACATCCAAGGTATACCTATCAAGTCCTTCTCTTTTAAACCATCTAGTTTGTTACCTCTACGAGGGCAATCCTGTGGTTGATCACGATCCGTCTTAGATAGTGTCTGTTTAACAAGTGCTTGACCTTTGCCTGGTCTATAGTTATAGTAACTATCTCCTATATTTACCCACAATGTACCATCATCAGTGAGTACATCACGTACACTACGAAACACATCCACTAAATTCTCAATGAATTTCTCTGGTGTGTCCTCTTGTCCTATTTGATTTGCTTCACCACCATAGTCTCTCAACCCATAGTAAGGTGGAGATGTTACACACATACGTGCTTTTACATCGAGAGTCTTTAAAGTATCTCGACAGTCACCAAATAATATATTGTTAGTCATGTGGGTGCTTTAATCTATCCTCAACCCAATGATCTTCGTTTTGTATGTTTGCTGCTTTCACATATCTCATAATATGATCATCAATCTGTTTGTAGATAGGATGTAAATCCAAATCCATGTTAATATCGTGAGCAATCTGCGTCACCTGTGACTCTGTAAAACAGTGGTCTGGGTGCAGCAGATCGCAACAAGGAACTCTCTTCTCTATGAGTTCATTGAGATTCATACGAATCTCATAATCTCTGTATACTGGCATTAGATGTATTTGCTAGGTAGATGTGATCTGTCGTATAGATATCCTCCTGCCCAACAACAATTAACTGGGTTGAGAACATACTCACGATCTTTGATGATTCTTAAGTCAAATCTTACTGGGTTCTTACCTGTAAGAGTTGGTTTTTTATACCCTGCTGGCATATAAACCTGACCTGTCTTCTTATCTATGAAAGCGTGAATGGAACTGTCATAGTATCCTGCTTCCCTTGGATCTATTCTACCATACTTTGAATCATCTTGCCACTCTTGCATAACGATTCTGATATACTTACGTCCTGTGTATACTACGAACTTGTTTAGTTTTGCTGTTCCTGCAGCAATCTCTGCAAGTTGACTAGTATGATATGGAGAGTAGTGCATTTCGTCACGTAATGAACTCTCGTGTAGTCTGATTGAATCCTTTTTGTAATTCTCTGTTACTGCAGATGCCAACTGTTCTGCCCATTGTGCTACTCTTTCTTCTAGTGTTGAAGTGTTCTTCTCGATAGTAAGCATTGGTCTCCTTTGTTTATATACTCTATTATAGAGACAAAACTGCCTGACTAGGGGAACGTTGTGTAGCTTTCTTAGCTGGCACATCCAACTCTTCCATTATAATCTGCTTTGGTAACAGATCATAACAATAGTAACTACTACTGAATGTTATCTTATCGTTTGCTCTACCATCGGGACTAACAAACTTCATTCTCTTATCAAACATCAGTAACTGTAGATCTTTATCTTTGAAGAGTTGTTTAGGTGCTGAGTCATTCAACCACGTGTTAGTCATTATCAATGCGAATGGTTTATTGAATGATAGTGCTCTCTCAAAATACTTTCTCTTGTTAGTGAATGGTGGATTAGATACTATTATGTCCCACTCATCAGGTTCATAGTCAAAGAAGTCGTGACCTGTCCATTTATGTGACATTTCTACTTTGTTAGTCTTTGATATCTCTTTGACGAAGTGACTCTCAAATGTATCAAAAGGACACCATACAATAGCACCTTCTGGAATATACTTGAGTATTGGTGTTACTCCATACAAAGGTGTGTAGCACTCGTCATTGTTACCTGACGAGTACATTAGTTTACCACTATCTAATTCTTTCGCCATTTCCCTTTATCTCTTTTTGTGATACTGTGACACCAATTCTAGGGTCTTTTGCATTACTATTTTTCTTCTTAGGATACTGTGTCTTAATCTTAGGAAGTAAGATGTCTAATACCTTTTCGCCAGTAAGTTTCCACGCTTCAACTATTTTACCAGTATCAAAACGTGCATAATAATGATAGGGATACTTACCAATCTTATTCTCTATAATATATTTTTCTTGCTCTTCTAGTGTATCTTGAACACTAATACCATTGTAAGTTGCATTGATAGTTTTTGCAATGGTAGATTTATATTCTAAAGGTATATCGCCATCAAAAGCATCAGCACCAGAATAAGTAGTTGCTACTTGATGACCAAATTTGATTGCCATATAAATTTCTCTTGATCTAGCATATGAACCAGGATCACCCCACCCTTGTTCATCACATAGTTCAAACATTCTTTCAAATAGATGACAGTATTCTTGTTCTGGTGTCATTGTAGTTGTGTAATATACTATTATTATACTACAGATCTATACAATATGCTAGTGTGCAGTCAACAAACTGTCTACCAATCATCATCAAACTCCATCTCTTCTTCCTCTCCAAACCACTCATCATAATAATCATCATCCTCTTCATCCCATATGTTGAGATGATGATTCAGTGTATTAGTTCCACTCAAAGATTTGAATGCAATGGTAGAGTCACCATCATTCATACAAAATCCACGTTTCATCCACTCTGTTAGTTCGTGGTCTGGGTGTGATTCTATCATCAAATCTAATAACTCTTCAAACTTATCACGTTGTAATAGTTTGTATTGATGCCATGGGTGACCTATATTTCTCTGCCACACACCCTTGCCATCTTCGAGTTCCATCATCTGTCGAAAACCTCAATTCTCTTGGTTGCCCATTGTTGTCCTAAGTTTAGCACACTTTCTTCCATAGTGAAAGGTTCTTGTGTGAATTCTATCAATTGTCCTTTCTCTTTGAATATAAATGTATATCCTAAAGGATTACATCCACCTCTTGATTTAATTATACTACCTTCTTTAACCACAGTGCTACCATATGTACAATCTCTTGTTGGTATCAGATATGAATCAGTATACATTGGTTGGAAGACTGTGTTAACGTCTATGTTGTGTACTATACGTCTATAACATGGTATCTCTCCATCATTAGGATTGATACCCACAC